TGTGTTGGTTTGTGTGAAGGTTGGATGTTTATCATGTTAGTATTGGAATGTGCTATACTTTCACGTTTCCAAGCCTCTAAACTTATTCCATCTAATCCAGAGAAAACTTTAAATTTCTCTGTTGTGGGTGTAGCACCTAACATTCTTTCATAGTGCGAATAGATTTTCCATCTATTCTGAAAGATTCTTTTTGTTGGTTTGTTTCGTTTCAATTTTCACTCTCCTTTTTCTGATTCCAAGTTCAAAAGTTGACAGCATAAAGATACACGATTGAGAAGATAAACAATTGCAGGATTGCAATTATTTTAATTCTTCTGTAAATTGGTTTCATTACTTCACTCCACCATCTGCTAATTTTTTTGTCATTTAGCAGTGATCTAGCATGATTCGCTTCACTATACAGATGTTTAATTGTCAGAATTAAAGAAGTACTAGTAAAGGAATCACAAATAGGACAATTAATCATTTTCCTAATTGCTTTAACTTCATAATCCTCATACCAAGAAAATGAATTTCTAAACTGTTCTGCATTTACAATTGTTTCAAACTCACCTACAATTATATCATGCGTTGAGTAACCATTTGTTTTCACTACTCGATAATTAACTTTCATTTTTTCACCCATTCTTCTGCTAATCTTTTGGCATTTATCAATGAGCTAACATTATGCTCATTACGCATATGTTTAACTATCAGAACTAAAGAAGTATTAGTGAAAGACTCACAAAGGGGACAGTGGATTATTTTCTTAACGCGATATTGTACTTCCCTAGGATCACTCCAGGGAAGTGAGTACTTAAATTGTTCTGCATATTTTACAAATTCAAATTCTCCTATAACCACTTCCGTTGCCACAACATTATTATCTAATGCTCCCGTTACACTTACCACTTGATATTTAACTTTCATTCTATTTTCTCCTTTTCTGTTTTTTGTAATTTCCACTATCATCTTTCTGTAGATAATGTTAGTGGGAAGGGTTTCATCATGGTTTTGCCTTGGTTTCGCATAGGTTTTACCTTGGTTTCGCAGTGTAATTTAGCTTGTAACACTCTCAAAATGCTCGTGTTAGCTATGTAGTACCCTCTCACTCCTAGATAGTACCATGCCCGGCCCAGGGCTGTCAAGACCCGTACCTTTGAAGGTAATGAGCACTTTTTGTCGTTATTTGGGTTTATCTCTTTTATTATGTATAACTTATGTAATATAATATAATGATATATAATTATCTATATAGTATACTAGAGAGAGATAGGTACACCCTTAAGTCCTTCCCCGACAATAGGTTACAGGCAAAAAGATAAGGTAAAACAAGGGTAAAACCATTGCGAAACCATTACGAAACATAGAATATTCGACTATGTTTTTGTCAGATACCTTCCCAAAATTCTATCATTATATATAGGCTGTCAATTGTGAAGGGTTGTCGGTCAAATCCTGCCCCTCATCCCATTGGAATCTGTCAGCGTGATTCGGTCGCGACAAAATGACAGTTTGCGGCTATTGACAGGTATCCTCTATCATGGTACAATCCAATCATGGTTGAGAAAGGGAAAGATAATAATGATTGTAAAAATGATTATTTCGGTGTTATCTTTCCCTTTTGTTAGTATTGACAAAGGTTTTTTGACGTGGTATTCTCTTATTGCTGCTAGAAAATGTAGCAGTAGAAAAGAGGAAATATGAAAAAAGTAAGTAAGAAAGTAGATAACAGCTTACTTATCAAACAGTTAATGCGGATTGTTTGTAATAAGCAAGCAACAAAACAGCAAGCAATGAGGGCGTTTCGCATAATTCGAGTGTTAGTCATTGAGGATTGACTTGAATAGTTCCATCGGAATGATGTCAAGCGATTGAAACAAATAGGAGTTACAACATGAGTGAAAAGTTTACAAGCACAGAGTCGCTGGAGTTTAAGATGATCAACGGGAAAGTAACTGTGGATTCTGATAACAAAGTTTCCAGGGAAGTTAAGTACGAAGTCATCACAACCGGAGGAAAAGGCCAATACAAATTTCCCACTTTCGAGTCTGCGTGTGAAGCCCTGCTGAAAAAGGGTTTCACGGAGAACTTGCAGTATGTTCTGGTAAAGAACTCCAAAGGTGAAGATGCTCGAAAGATTGTCGGCAAGTCTCTAGCACAAGTTATTGTGTTGGGTCTGCGTGCTCTAAACAGTCAAGAGCAAGTGGAAGCGGAGAAGAAAGCGTTTAACAACAGCCCGGAGAAAACAGACTCACAATACGCAGACTTCGCTCGCAAGGTACTTGCTAATGATCAGGCGACCGCAGCACAGAAAGAGATGGCCCAGGGTATCTTGGACAAGCTGGCAGCACCTGAAGTGAATAACCTTTAGCCGGTCCGTAGTATTTGGGGGGAAGGAAACTTCCCCCCTATTTTTTTGTCTGCACCCAGGTACACCTAACAAACGTAAGTTAGACTAATCCCAGGTAAAGGTATAGTTGTACTTGTATTTATATTTGTACTTGTTTTGTTTTATGTATTAGATTATCGTGCCCCCCATAGGCATCTTGAGATGGGACTCCAAGAGGCGCGCCTGGGGGCAGTATTAGACTCACTCTACAACCTACTTTTTAATTAAAAATCTACTTTTTATTTACTTAAAACTTAAAAATAAAAATTTAAAAATAAAAATTTAAAAATAGGGTCCCATATTTTAACATCTTACAAAACATAAAAATTAAAATCTACAATTTGACCTTCTCCCTATTAGCTTGTCCATCATGCGTGGCCTTGTAAGTTCATCAAAACAGGCATCATACAACCTAGCTTGGCTGTTTTGGCTATCGGGCCGTGATACAATGGTAATTCAGGTAGGAAAGGTGTATGAAGATTTTACTTGTTACATTTCCTGATCTTTCAACAGAAATTATTGAATCCTCTAACTTCGATAATTATCTTGAAGTATATGAACCTATTATAAAGGGTGATATTGAATACCACCCAAGGTTTATTAGTAAATCAGGTAAAGAAGCTATTTGTACTGGGTATAGTGTGGGTGAGAAACATGAAACAATTAACTAAAGAACAAGCACTTCAACGATTGGAAAATCCTGAGAATCTTTTCAATATTATTCATAAGAATGATTTCTCTAATCCTGAACGATATAAGAATAATAATGAAAATGGTAGAGGTGGAAAGTTTTCTCAAGTTGATAGAGATATTGCAATTAACTTATCAAAGGAACTTGGTACTCATACTGCGGCTGAAATAGTAGGTTGCCGTCCTGAGACACTTTCTCAATGGAAAAGTGGAATTACATCAAATGGAAATAAAAATAATATTGAATCAAGTAGACCTGATCAGAAGTTGATAGAATCTAATAGGGAAAAGGCTTCTGAATTAGCAGCAGAAAGAATGTTAAAATCTCTTGATTTGATAACTGATTCTAAACTTACAGTTTGTAATGCAATGGAACTTTCTACTATTGCTTCTAAACTTCAACCCTTGACATTAAAGAATGGTGGAGTTAATGGAGCTGGTGGTAAAGTTAATGTAAATATTTATGTTCCTAAGTCAAGAGAGGAACGTGATTTTGAGAGTGTTGATATAGCAGCAGAAGTAGTAGCATAACTCTGGGATAGAAATATCCTGGTCTCAAATTCAAATAGACTGGAGTTAATTAAATGAGTAATCTTTTGTGGAAAGATATTAGAGACTTTCATGCTCGCGGTGGTTTTGCTGGTTCTGGTGATGGCGGTGGAGGTGGTAATATTGAAGCCTTCAGAAAGTCAGCAGCTAAAACATTTTATTGTAATTATTCTACTGGATCAGATTCAGTGGATGGGCGCGATCCTGCTGCACCTCTAAAAACTGCACAAGCTGCTATTAATAAGTGTACTGCTGGTGTTGGTGATCGAGTTATTATGATGGCGACTGAGACTGTAACTACAGCAGTCTTGTTTAATAAGAGTCGTATTATTGTTCAAGCTGTAGATTATGGACTTAGTGATGCTGGTAGGGGAGAATTTATTGCCTTTCTATCTGATGCAGCTTATACAAATGGTCCAGCAGCTAAAATATCAGCACCTTGTAGAGTTGAAGGTCTTGGATTTGTGAGTCGTGATGTTGGGACTACTTTCTTTTCTGGTGCAGCTCTTCTAATTGGTGGAGATGCAGATGCTAATCCTTTTGGAGTACATATTTCTAGATGTAGATTCCCCAAATGGAATGTATCAAATCGTATGGGTATTGGTGTAGAGGGTAGTACAGATTGTACTATTGAAGGTTGCACCTTTGAAGGTGTAGGTGCTGCATTTGCTATGGGTATTTATGTTCAAGGTGCTTGCCAGAATCTTAATATTGTAGGTAATCGCTTTAGGCAATGTACTTATGCTATTACTCATGGTGCATTTGCTGGTGGTGGCCCACATTGTTTTTATGCCAGAAATTATTGTGAAGATGCTAAACTTTTAGATTCTGGTACTAATACAGCTACTGGATTAATTTGTGATAACTTTTTAGAAACTGCTACCAATGCAACATCTTATGATGGTACTGTGGCAACATTAAAAGGGTATGGTCTTAATTTCTCAGGTAATCATTATTCTGAGTAATTAAGTCTAATAGATGGGAGTAGTCTCAATCCTCCAGGCTGCTCCCATTAACTAGGAAATAATATTATGACTAAACTTGAACTAGTAGAACAATTAAAAGAGTTAGCTTATGAAGAAGGTGATACTCTAAAGGATGCAGAAAAATTAATTGTAAATTATGCAATTGGTCAAAGTGGTGATATTGCTTTCTGGTATAGTGAATGTGATGAAACTAAGAAACCCAAGAAACCAAAGAAATAGGAGATAAGACATGATAGATGAACCAGTTTATCCATCTGAGATGGAACAGGATAGATCAAAACCCAAGGAAGAAACTAAGAAAGAATCAAAGAAGTTTTCTTTTAAAGATAAGGATACATCTAAATAAATGGAAACTATAGCAGCACCACAAGTAGAATTTGTATGGAAGTCTCATCCTGGTCCACAAGAGACATTTATGTCTTTACCGGATTCTATTTTTGAGGCTTTCTATGGTGGTGCTGCTGGTCCTGGTAAATCAGAAGCATTGTTAATGTTACCATTAGCAAGAGGCTTTATTAATATTAGTACATTTCATGGGATAATATTAAGACGCACATTTAGACAATTAGAAGGTTCTCTAATTCTTCGTGCACATCAATATTATCCACTATTTGGTGGAAAATATAATGAACAAAAGAAACGATATACTTTTCCATCAGGCGCAATTATGGACTTTGGACATGCTGAGCATGAAAAAGATATCACAGGATATGATACCGCTGAATATCAATACATTGCAATGGACGAACTCACACATTTTACCGAGTTCCAGTATCGTTATATGTTCAGCAGATGTAGAACGAGAGATGCACGTTTACCATCTATTATGCGAACCGCGTCCAACCCCGGTAATATTGGACATGGTTGGGTAAGAAAAAGATTCATTGAACCTTGTAGAGATGGTGGTAAGATATTAAAAGAAACATTACCCAGTGGTAACATCCAGAAAAGAATATTCGTTCCTGGCTTTGTTTCTGATAATCCTACATTATTAAAGTCTGATCCTGAATACATTAATCGTCTTGAACTTCTACCAGAAGCAGAGAAACGTGCTAAGTTATATGGTGATTGGTGGACATTTAGTGGTCAGGTATTTGAAGAATTTCGTTCTGAGAAATTTCATGATGAACCAGAAAATGCAATTCATGTTATTGAACCACAAGAGATTCCAGCATGGGTTCCTAGATTAATTTCTATTGATTGGGGTTTTGCTGCTAATGTTTGGATTGGTTGGTTTGCTATATTTCCTAATGGTAGAGTTATAACATATCGTGAGTACATGAGAAAAGGTGAGAAGATTTCTACATGGGCAAATAATGTAGTAAGAATCTCTCAAAATGAAAGAATAGATTACACTGTAATTGATAAGTCAGCTAACCAACATCGAGGTGATGAGAAATCAATTCATGAGCAAGTATGTGATATTTTTTTAGGTCATTTACCTGTACCAGACTTATCTGATAGTGATAGAGTATCTGGTAAAATGTTAATGCATGAATATTTACGTTGGCAACGTAGACCACCTAAATCAGAAATTATTGGTGTTTATGATCAAGTTATTGCAGATTGGATTTATCGTACAAAAGGACAAGATGCATTTAAAATTTATAGAGATTCCTTCATGGAAGATAAAGAAGATATATCACAACTTCCACGATGGAGAATCTTTAAAACTTGTCCTGGTTTAATTAAGGCTCTTCCTCTTTGTGTATATGGTGATAAGAATCCAGAAGATGTTGCAGAGTTTGAAGGTGATGATCCTTATGATGGTGCTCGATATGGTATAAAGAAATGTGAAAGTCTTATTACTCTAGGATTAACTAGAGAAAGTAAAGAAATGAAGCACGCAGAAATCTATCAAGATTTTGAAGGAGATCAAGATTACTTTAAACTCAATCGTAGAATTGAATCAATGGAAAGTGGCAATCCTATATTTGGTAAACCTAAAGATAAGATTGCATTTAAACCAAATGTGAGGCGACATCGTGCGAAATTTTATAGGTAAACTATTTGGATTTGATAAAGAGGTAGAAGCTCTTTATGATTTAGTAAGACATAAAGAAGTTACTATTGCAGCTTTAGAAGATCAAAGAGATGAATACAAAAGATTGTTCTTTGAATCATCAGGTATCTCAATTTTAAAAGAACAATCTGTTATATCTTCTGATAAGCCTACTCCAAACTTTGAAGCTATTTCAAGAGGTAGATCATTTAATTCAATTAAAAAGAAACTAGAGCAAAAAATTACTCCAGTTATAGTGAGAGAGACTGAGCAAGAAATAGAAAAAGAGGTACAGAAGCGTGCCAGTAAAATCAGCTAAACAGTATGGTTTTATGCAGGCAGTAAAATCAGGTAAAGCTAAGGGTATTGGTCCATCTAAAGATTTGGCTAATGAATTTATACATAGTACCCCACCTGATACAAGATCAAAGTTTGCAAAAGCACTAAAGAAAAAGAGAAAAAGTGCCTAACTTTAATTACAACAAAGAAAAGTCCATTGATTTTGAAAAAGAAGCAGGGCTGCATCTAGCACTTCAAGCATTAATGGATCATTATGAAAGAGAAGATAATAGTGCTAGGCTTATTCAAATTGCTGAAGCTAAGAAATTAGACCTTTATTGGAATGGGCTTCAGCATATTTTTTGGGATGGTAATCTTAAAGATTGGAGAATACCAACCCACGAACAATTAGAATCAGTTCTTGAAGAAGATGAATATCTTTATGATTATGTAATTAATATCTTCAAACCTCATGGAGAATCTGTTATTGCTGCACTATCAGCAGACTTACCTTATGTTGGTTTTTCACCAATGAATGCTGATGATGCAACAGATATTAGAACATCTAGGGCTGCATCTGCAACAGCAGAGATGATACAGAATTTTAATGATTCTAAAGAGGTTTTTCTTCATGCACTTTTTGTTCTTTACACTGGACATTTTGTAGCTTGTTATAATTATTATGAAAGAGATGCCAAATACGGTTATGCTACTATTCCAGATTATGAAGATAAACTAGTAAAGACTTCATCAGATCAATATGCTTGTACTGATTGTGGATATACACAAGAACAACCTATAAAAGTTTGTCCTGAATGTGCATCTCCTAATATTCAAATGACTGAGGGACAGACTGAAATGCAGGCTGTTCCATCTGGACAACATTATGAACCTAAAGGAATGGAGAAGTTAGAGATTTATAGTGTAAGTGATGTAAAAGTTTCAATTAATGCAAAGAATCAAGA